ATTGAGTATTCTTATATAATCGAGTTTATTGTCGGTAGTAATTCCGGCAACAGCTGTCGCAGTCACTCCTACTCCAGGACTGCCGATAGTAATTGTGGGTGCAATAGGATATTGGGTGCCAGGATTGCTGACAGATATGGAAGAAACACTAAACTGTGTTCCTCCGACAGAACAAGTTGCCGCAGCTCCTGTTCCTCCTCCACCAGTTATTGTTATTATTGGTGGAGTGGTATATCCAGATCCACCATTTGTCAATTCCAATCTTAAAATAGATTGTACGTTTGCTTTACTAGTTGTAACTGCAACTGCCGTAGCAAGAACATCTCCTCCGGCAAAATTTGGTGGTTTTGAGAAAGTTACGGTAGGAGTAGAAGTGTACCCACTACCATCATTATTTAAAAATATTTCTCTGATAGAATTTGTGGAAATTCCTGCCGTTGCAATGGCAGTTATACCAGATCCAACCAAGGTCATATATGTAATATATCCTTCATCCTCTACAGTAGTATCAATTTCTTCAATTGAGGTATCAATAAGTTCATTTTCATATTCGAAGAGTTCACAACTCAGTTCATAAACATAATTAGTTCCTAATTGATAGAATGGTTTTTCTGATTCGACTCTTTTTACTTCGAAAAGTCTTTCTCCAAGTGGAAAATAAATCAAATCTCCTTCTTTAGGTCTTGAGATTAAACCTCCAAAATCATACCCAGTAATTGTTCCATCTTCAATACCTGAACTAATACCTTCTAAGAAAGGTGCAATATACTCTTCATATCTTTCTCTAGATATTGTTAAACTTATTTCATTTTTTAATCTAAGTCCAAATTTTGTCATGATATCACTATCAGGAGCATATCCATCATAATTATTCAGATATGCTTCTAAAGCAAAACTATCATCAAATTTGGATGATTGTATTTCACGAATTATATTATCAGTTTTAAAAATTTTTCTAGGTAAATAATAAACTTCTATACCATAAATTTTTAACTGTTCATTAATTAAATCTTGAACAAGAAATTGTTCGTTTGAAGATCCTTGAAGGAAAAATGGATTTAATGCCATAATTATTAACCAATACAGTCCAAAGGTGGTAATTCATACTCAGAAGACATTTTCTGTTTTATATCTTCCAATTCTCTTTGTCCATCTTCAAATATTGCACGACCATTTAGTTCAATGCCACCTGGAAGTTTTACACCTTGGAACTTAATTAAATTTTGTCCCCACTGTTTCTTTAGTAATGCAGTAAGATATTTTTTAACAAAACTATCATTATAAATTTGGGAAAAACTTTCTGGGTCAAGTGCTCTGTAACATTCTAAAACAAGGAATGTATCTTTAGTTTTTTCTCCCCAATCTATATCCAAATATAGTCTATCCTGCCTTTTATTAAATCTTACTTGTTTATCGGTTGACAATAAAAAATCAATATCTTCAAGATATGATTTTGTCATCGCATAAGACAACAAATCAACTGAACTAAAATAATATAGATCATTCAAGAATAATTGATATTTGATGCTGAACATTCCACTAGAAAGAGAGCTAGTATCAAATTTGAATACTTTTTCTATTCCTATTACAGAATCAGGAACTTGGATAAAATTGGAATTTTCATAAAAATTTGAGGTAATCGTTCCAACACCACTTATATTGGTTGAAGTTCCAGTTGTTGTTACAATACCAACTCCAGTTGTACCTGTTGCCCTACCTCTGTCAATGTCATCTTGAGTAATTTTATACTTAAGATACATTTTTTCAACTCCATCATAATGCCTTTCATTAAAGTATTGAATAGTATCATCAAGTAAATCATCAATTTGCTCATCAGCAACATTTATTTCTAAAACTGGTGCTCCAAGTTGTCTGAGACAATAATCAATAAGTCCTTGCTTAGTAGTGGGTTTTGCCATTAGAAAGATCCTCCATCTATTGTTGAAGTCCAAGTAGGAATTCCTACATTAGTAGTTGTAAGAATAAAATATGTTTCTGCTACTGCATTTTCTGTACTTGCAGCACCAATTAATTTTCCAGTATTATCGAAATAAGCTATTCCATTTGGACCATCATAGTCATTAGCATCGTAATATAAACCTTCAGTAACAGAAGCAAATCCAGTTATTCTTAAGTCGCCAGTAACATTTATATTACTAGTAAAAGTAGATACTCCTGATACATTAAGATCATCAAGTTCAGTATGTCCATCTACATCTAAATTTCCGTTAGCATCAATAGCACCGGCAAAGGTTGATACTCCGGATACATTAAGATTGTCTACCTCAATATGGCCGTCAATGTCTACGGAACCATTAAAGTCTACAGCACCAGCAAAGGTTGATACACCAGATACATTTAGATTATTTAATTGAGACTGACCAGAAGAATTTAGTCTAGTTGTAGTTACTATACCAGAAAATTTTCCGTCTCTCCACCTCTGTGTTGTAATACCAATGTCAAAAGTGTTATCTGTATTTGGAACTAAATTTGATACAAATTCTCCACCAACATCAATATCGTCACCAGTAGAATCTCCAATTCCAATTGTACCGCCTCTAAATGTGGCATCTCCAATAAAGTTTGAAGTTCCAGCAACCTCTAAATTATTGCCTACATAAAGTTCACCACCAGTAGTAGTAATTCCTCCTGCAGAAGCAAGAGTTGTAATTCCAACAGAGTTAAATGTGGAATTTGCGTTAAATGTCGAATTTACTGTTAGACCGTTTAATATATCAACAGCAGCATTAATATCTAAATTAGAAGCAAAAGTTGAGACACCAGCAACTGTAATACCTTCTCCTATATTTACTCGTTTTGCAATTCCCAATCCACCATTAATAACTAAAGCACCATTAGTTGGTGCCGAAGAATTGGTAGTATTAAAAAATGTTGCAATACCAGTAATATTCAGAGATGACGAATCGATCGTATCCGTCATGTAGAATTTTTCTGTTGCCAGATCCCATACCAAAATCATCCCATCTCTAGTTTTTAGAGTGGAATCTATGTCAGTTAAATTGACTAATCTTGTTGGTGGTGCAGATGCGTTAGATAAAACACGAACTACGTTTGTAGAACCAACTCTAGCGATAATATTGGGCATTACCTAGTAACTCCTCCTCTTACTAACACAGAACCTTCTACAGCTTTGAATTCTGTTCCTCCATTTGTTATTTTCAAATCAAAAACATATCTTCCTGGTTTGATATTGACAGTTTGTGATGCAGTTAACGAAATAGAAACAAGACCTTCACTAGGTTCGGTTACGGTCGATCCAAAAGATACCGATGTGGAAGAACCATAATATTTCCTTAACTGTGCTTCAGTTGATGCATTAGTTAATATTAATGGGGAATTAGTTCTGCTATCTTCTAATTGAAATGAAGTATCAAAATCAAATCCTTGCTCAACAACAATATTTGATACATAAACAGCCATTATTTTATGATGCTAACATACCTTTAGATATTTATATGAATTATTGATAGTAACTATTTACTCAGGAAATCTTTGAGTAAATTTTTTATTTCTTCAATATCTTTTTTCATATTATTTAATTCCTCTTTCTCAGAATTTTTTCGTTTCACTCTATTCATATATCTATCATACGAAATATCATCACAATTAACAATTGCTCCAGTATCCTCATCTCTGTAAAGATGGGGATGATCTTTAACCTTTATTAAATTCTTCATGCTAGTGCGATTGTTCGGAGGTCACTGATAATCGGTGCATTTGCCTGATCAGTTCCTGACATAATAATTTTAATTGAATATCCACTAAATTCTCCTAAATCATTGGCACTAAATTCATATTCTAAGAATTGATTGGCAGAACTTGCAGGAACTTTAGTATCAGGTTTTCCGTTATTCAAAGAAGGGTCAACAACTTTAAATCCACCATCAGAAGTTAGTTGAAGATTTTCATGTCCTGGGAATAATTCAAATTCTTGTTCAATTTCTGATGAATCATCTCTAATAAGACTATAAAGAACTCTAATATCTGCAGAAGCAGGTCTATATGCTCCAAGTATAACTTTTAAGGAAGATGCTGGTTTGGATAAATTTACAATATCAGAAACATAAATTGCCGAGTGTGGATCATCTAAAATAGAATTTACTCTAGAATCTGTGGCAAAGTTTGTAACCGGATTATTTAAATAATTTGATGCAAATTCAACATTAGAATCTTCAAGATTTATAATTGGAGATAAGTTTTCATCTGTACTGTTTAATGTAACTGCTACCGTAAATGATGTTCTATCAGTTACGTTATCGAATACTGATTGCTGCAATTCGTTTACTCTAGAGCATACTATTCTAGTAGATTTTAAATTATTGAAAGAATTTAATTCTACTGGTTCAACCTCATTTAATAATTGGAAAGATGTCTCATTACCATTGATACTAGTTCCGGTTGTTGTTCTGATTACAGCACTTACTGAAGTAGAATCTCCAGGTGCCTGAATAAAGAACCTTGGATTTACTGAATTGAATTGAATATTTTCTGATGCATAAACATCATCTCCACCACCGACAAATTGTCTATTGAATGATAATTGCGGTATAGTTGTAGTATCTGCAGATCTGTTAACACCATATGTAGCACTTCGGTCCACTTCAATGTAGTATCCATTGGAGTCAATTCCAGTATCGGAAATATCATAGATTACATTATTAATTCTTCTTAAAGACACCCCATTAAACTCATATTTTCCAACTACGGAATCAACTTCATGTGATTGAGTTTTTCCTTCAATACCTCTACTAAGAGTTCCTAATTGATTATTAGATACTGTTTGATATGATATAACTTCATCACCAATTTTTACATATCCGGGATTAGAAGCACTGACAGATAATCCTTCAAAAGTTGTAAAAACTGAAGAATCCTCAACAAATATTGTATTTGATTCTGAAGTTAATAACTCGGTCGTAAGAATTGATGGTTCAATATCAGATTTGACACCATTTAATTGTAACTTATTATTATTGGCATACATTCCATGATTGAAATGACTTACTTCTAAGAAATTTCCAGAATTTGTTTCTGTCCCTTCAATTACACTTATAATAGTTGAGGCTAGAGATACAATAGTTGTATCAGCACTATAATAACTTACTCCAACTCCGGCATTTTCTCTAAATGCTTTTGAACTACCCTTTTGACCTTGAACATTAGTCAAGTAAAGTGTGTCTCTTCCACTAATTGCAGTAATACTAATTAATGCGTCTCTACCTGTTGTGGCACTAATGACAGTCACTACATCACCAACTTCATATCCAGTTCCATTAGAAGTTTTTGTAATCCCTGTGATTGCACCATTTGTAGTTGTGATAGTTATTTTTAATCCACTTCCATTACCAACAAGAGTAGTTGTTGGTAAATTTGATTGATTAGTATAATTTGCCCCTCCAGCAGTAATTCCTATAGTATTGACTGGTCCACCAGCATATTCAATATAACCATAACTATCTGGAATAGAACCGGCAATTTTTCTACCAGTAGTCAAAATACCAATTGTTGTTGCATCTGTAACTGTTGCAATTCCAAGATTGGTGGTCTTTGGGAGACCTGTGATTGGATTGGAAAGTAAATTATTTACATATCCATTACTTTGATCTAACTGAGGATTTCCAAAATGAGCAATACCAGTATTTGCAGTGAACTTTGCTTTATAAAGTTTGAATTTAAGGTCTAATTTTTGTGTGGGTGTCCAAATAGATCCATTTTGAGACTTAAACAAACTGCCTAGTGCAAATTGCTTGGTATAAATTACTGATTCTGCATCAGGCAAAGACTGTGTATTAACAGTCTTCTCTCCCATTTTTGCAATCCAGACTTCATATTCATCTGAAGTTGGTGCAAGTAAAACGACC